GTTTTGTTTTATGGAATTGTTCACATCCTTCTAATCTTAATCTAACTGTAGATGATGTAAACACAAAAGCAGGATCTTGGTTGCATGGTTTTAGTTGGTTAGAGGATGAAGAAATAGGTGGTATAAAAGAAGAATGGAACTGGTTAGATGGTTGGTCACCTGAACATGTAAACCCTAAGAATGTACACTTTACAACAGGTGGTCCTTGGTTTACTGATTGGCAACCTAAACGACAATCAGATGTAGACTATGCAGGTGAGTGGCAGACTATGCATTCAAAAGTTTTTATGGATAAAGTAATGGGAGACATATTTTAATGTACACATTTGTAACATCATTCAGTGAATCTGGATATCATGAGTATGCTAAAACTATGCTTGATAGTGTAGTAGATAAGTGGAATCCAAAACATTTTAAACTTGTAGCATACTATCATGACTTTGATATTGATAGTCTTAATCCACCGCAGAGTGAAGCTATTGAATATAGAAATTTAAATGATGTTACAGAAATGCTACAGTATCGTGAACGTATGAAGAAACACGATGGTACTGAGGGTGGTCAGATGCAATACAATTGGCGACTAGATGCTATTAAATGGTGTCATAAAGTTTATGCAATGACTGAACTTGCATTTGAAATGATGGAAGAAGATCCACTAGATGAGAGCAACTGGCTTATATGGTTAGATGCTGACACAGTAACACATAAATTATTAAAGAAGGATAGAGTTGCACGTTGGCTACCTGATAAAGTAGATCTTGTACATCTTGGACGTAAGGATGTTGACTACAGCGAAACTAGTTTTATGGGATTTAATCTTGCACATCACAATACATGCAGTCTGCTTGCTGATCTTCGTGGTGCATATACCATTGGTGAGACTGTAGCCTATCGTGAATGGCATGATGGTTTTATATTTGAACGTCTACTAAATATTTACAAAGCACATGGTATGCTTGTTCATAATATTTCTGAACATGCAAAAGGATTGAATGCATTTGAACAGTCCCTTCTAGCAGAATACTTTACACACTATAAAGGTAATCTAAAAAAGAAAGCCAATAGCATGGAAGTAGCACCAGATGTTAAAGGTCCTAAACGATATAAACAACTGGCAGATATGATACGGTTCTATAAACCTAAAACTATTGTTGAAACTGGTACATGGAATGGTGGACGTGCAATTGAAATGGCTCTGGCTGCATTTGAACACACTAATAATGTACACTACATTGGCTTTGATTTGTTTCAAGAAGCAACAGAAGAATCTGATAAGTATGAAATGAATACCAAGGCACACAACATGGTGGAAGCTGTACATAATAGGCTTGATAGTTTTGCTGCTGTAATGCTTAAAACAAATAAAGTATTTACTTTTGAATTACACAAGGGTGATACAAAGAAGACATTAAAAGAATGTGAAGCAATCAAAGATGCAGACTTTGCATATATTGATGGTGGTCACTCATACGAAACAGTAAAGAATGATTATGAATTACTAAAGCATATTCCTGTTACTGTTCTTGATGATTACTTCTCAAAGGATGCTGCTGGAAATCTTCCGCATGAAGATAATTTAGGTGTTAATAAACTAGTAAAGGAGATAGAAGCATATGCAAAAGTGGTATTGCCTAGTTCTGACGGCGTTCTTGGTGGTGGCATTACACATCTTTGTTTTGTAGCAAATAAGAAAGGTGTAGAAAAACTTCCAGATGAACTAACACGTGTTCCTATTATAGTAACACCTAGAGATTCTAGACCAAAGGAAGAAATTATTAATAATGTAAAAGAAAACAAAAAACTTATTAAAGATTTTGACTGGATTAAAACAAGTAAGATTAATAATGAGACTGCCATCATCGTTTCAGGCGGTCACTCAATAGACTTTGACTTACTAAAAGAACGCATTGAAGCAACAAACAATAAAGTGTTCTGTGTTAAACACAGTTATCCTAAGTTACTTGAGCATGGTATTCAACCTTTCTCATGTGTCATTTTAGATCCTAGACCTATCGATGGTACAAGTACACATGGTGTTGTACGAAAAGATTTGTTTAAAAAGATAGACAAAGAAACTATATTCCTTGTTGCATCAATGACTGATCCATCTGTTACCAATCATCTTATTAAAAAGAAAGCTAGAATAAAAGGATGGCAAGCATACTCAGATGCTCTTCGTGATATGAATGTAACAGATAAAGTTGTGGTTGATAAAGAAACTGGTATTGAAGAAGGCTCAACCCTCATCACTGGTGGCACATGTGCAGCAATGAGAACTATTGCTATTGCTCATACACTAGGATTTAGAAACTTTGAACTATTTGGTTTTGATTGTTCTGTAGAAGGAGAAATGACAGAAGAAAGAAAGAAACAAAAAACTGACACAGAGCCAAATAAAAATAAATATATGCAGGTAGAAACTGGTGGTCAAAAATTCTGGACTACTGGTGAATTACTTGCTATGGCACAAGACTGTGAAAAGTTATTTGATAATATGGAAATGGACATGGGCATTACATTTCATGGAGATGGTACTTTATGTGCCGCAGTTTGGAAATCTTCTAAACGTGGTAAAGAAAAATATTACACGGAGTTATTAGTTGCCTAAATTACAAAAAGAAAAACAAGAACAGTTCTGTCAAAACTATATCCTACATCGTAACGCTACACAGGCAGCGAAGGATGCAGGGTATAGCGAAGCATCTGCATACAATCAAGGTTACAGACTTCTTCAAGAAGATGTTATTCAGGAACGTATTCTTGAATTACAAAATGAAATAACAACAGACATTGATGTTATCTCTGAGATTGAAAAGCAATATGAAACAGCACGTAATGCAGGACACGGAACAACTGCACTGAAAGCGTTGGAACTTCTTTCACGTGTTCGTGGTAACAATTCTGATAGTGAAGAAATATCTGAAGAATCTCTTGAGTATGAGATTATAAAACTTATGACAGTTGTTGGCTTTGATAAGATGTTTAGTCTAATGGAACAAGCATTCCCAAAAGAATTTAATCTTGATCCATTAGACTTATCTGAAGACTTTGACGAGTTAAGTTCAGACGAAGAATTACTTTTTACCGAAGAACTTAGTAGCACTACGGACACCGAAACTAGCAGCGACAATGACACCTAGTGTATACTGATACCACTGTGGCATAGTTGCTAATGCTTCAAAGCCATCTGCTACAATCTGTCTTCCCCAATCACCACAGAAACTAAGAACAAGCGGCACAGAAAAAATAATTGTTAGCCACTCGTCTTTCCAACTGGAAGCACTGGCATCAGCCATCTTTAGATCCCAGTCTATTTCACCAGTTGCTTTCTTCTGCATGACTACTGCTTCTGCTTTTGCAGTGGCAACTGCTACTTCATTCTTAGCTTTTTGTTTTTCTACTTTTCCATTTAGCCAAGTACCTGCTAAGTCGGCAATTGGTCCTACTAATGCAGTCCACATAATTATTCCCCTTTATTACATAACCAAATACTATACCAATCATACTGGCGGTATTTCATTCTTAATTAACAAACCCTGCCATGATGCAGATATAGGATTGTTAGAACTTCCTATACTAATACCACGTGCCTCTATATCAGTTTTTTCTGGAATAGCTAAAGGATAATTAAACTTATCAATAAAGGTATTAGACTGTAATACAATTCTAATTTGTTCACGAAATACATTTGTTCCAAAGTTACGTAATATAAACCTAATCTGACAGTATGAGTTTGCTTGTGAAATAGCCGTAGTAAAGTTAATATCATCTAAGTAAAGAGTATATCCTGCAGGTACTGTATATACAGCCATTTCTGTTTGTCCTGCCCCTAAAAGAATAGAAGCATAGACAGTACCAGTAGGCACACCTGCAGTTGCTCCTGTATTGGCAAGATAAATAGTTCCTGCTGCTTCCCCACCTGAACCAGCAAGGGTAATATACATACGGTACACACGTAACCAAGATGTCTGAGTAATCTTTTGCGTCTGTCCTGTAAGTGTAATGTCTTCTTCTACTTCATTATAATTAGCATCAAGACCAACAATCTTTACAGAGTTAGCACCTGTTCCACCATCAGTATCTGCTGTGCTACTAGAACTTACATACAATTGAGAAGCACTAGTAAGATAAGAATAGATACCACCTTGTGACCAAATAGTTTCTTCTGTTCCATTTACATCACCATTATATCCAAACTTATATATTGATTGGTGAAAAGTAATCTGTTCCCTAGAAACTTGCAATTCCCAAGGCTCGTGCTTTCCTGTACGTGTCATTGAACTAGGAGTACCCATTTAAAAACTTCCTTCTTTCATTGCTTTACTTAATTTAATTGATCTCATTCCTACTTGACTAGCCCATCTAGAATCTAACATTTCTTCTGCTGCTAAATCAAATCGTTCTTCATGAATAGCATTCCACATCTTAACAAACTTTTTAAGTCTTGGTACACCCATATTAAATGCCATATCCATAATCACAAGTTGTCGTACTTCATCTAGATCTTTAACACAAGGATGGGCATCACATAATTCTTTTTCTACAATCTCTATGTCATTTCCTGCTAACATGATTGCATCTGGTTCAGTTATACCATACTCATAGATGTGTTCCATATTTGGAATATTCATATCTTCTAATTCTATAGGACTGATACCACGATCTTCTAAGTTTCTACCTATACCTATAGTATCAATACCTAGTGAATCTTTATAAACTTCGAGCACAAGACCTTCATGTTCTATTAGTTTGTTTATAAAATGTTCTCTACTGTATTTCATTTTTTATTTTCTCCACCCATCCATATTCCAAATGCACCTGTCATAGCACCCATCACAACGCTGACAAAGGCTGACTGTGCTGCTGTTGGGTCTTCCAATTTCATAAACCACTCTGCACAACGCCAACTCATTAATGTCATTACAACCATCATTAAACGTGGAAGTATCTTCCACTTTAATACTTGTTCGGCTGACATTACTATCCACCAATTGGCTTAAACATTTCTAAACCAGAAATGCGTAAGGGTTTGATACGGCTTTTTTGATTTACTTTTT